CCCGGCATCAGCGGCTGATCCTGAGGTTTGTCCGAAATACATATCTCGTGCGGCGGTAATTCGGTAGGCTTCATTTGCTGGGTATCCGCCACTGATGTTACTGGTGCCGACGTGAAACCTCATGCCCGCGTAAGCAAACAGGGACATAATGTTGTTGCTGGCGTTGTATTGTACGCCGCCATCTCCAGAGCCTGTCGAACTGACTAACAAAGTTGCTTTGCCAGTGTTGCTAGAAGGCTCAATTCTGGCGATTGTGTCTGCGCCACCCTTGACGTGGAACTTACTGGTTGGAACCACGCCGATGCCGACGTTGCCTGATTGGTCAATTCGCATGCGCTCCGATGCGCCAGTGATAAACCTGAGCGGAATAGCAGCAGAAGAATAATTGGCATTGATGGTTGCTACGGTTGAGTTGACAGCTAAGTCTAAAAACCCATTTGTACCGGAACCCGTGTTTTGCATCCTGATCATGGCGTCATCGCCAAACACATGGACTTTGTACCCTGTTGAAGTCCCTCCGATGCCGACGTTAGTTCCAGCGACATTCATCGCCACAGTCCCAGAGCCTGTGCCAGTTCGGAAGTTTATCTTTTCGTCTGCACCATGCGCCCAGAAGTCAAGATCACCGTCAGATGTGAGAGCGAGAATCCCTAGCTCGCTGCCGTTGTTTAGCCTTATGTGCTGATTAGTGCTGGTGATGTTGAGCGCGTCTGATGCGTGAGCAGCGCCTCCTATGCCGGTATTACCCGTCACCGTAATATCGTTCGAGAAGGTTACGTCTTCACTGGCATTTATGGTTATCGCAACTGCATCAGCGGAGTCACTAACTGTGCGACTGAGTTCTGCAAGCTCTCTAGCCTTACTCATTACTTATCTCCACTTGAGGGCGAACATCTGGAAAATCTGATGTCGAGGGCCAGTCGCGAAGAGCTTGGCGGTACACCAAAATCGCGGCGGTATTCGGGTAGTCAGAAACGGTAGCAGCTACGTCTGTTCGCAAGAGTTCTTCATCCCGCCATTTACGAGCCGCTTGAACCGGACTCAATACAGTCATCCCAACCATCATTTAATCCTCTGGTATTGCGTCTGGTTCATGCGAAAACTGTGCGTGCCAAGGTCTTCACCGATAACAGGGACGTTAAGAGCGAACTCGCGCAAAGAATTGCCGCTACTTTCATGTGCTAAAAACTTTTCAACGCCGCTAACGGTTTTGTAGTAACGAGGGAATTCCTCTAATGATTCCAAGTTAAAAGAACCAGTTGAGGTTTGCGTTAAGATTGAATTGCCGCTCGTACCTGTAGCGATTTCACCAGTCATGTCCGTACCAGACGACCAGCTAAGATTTCCTGACAGTGGTATTTTCCTAATCTTTGTCGCACTACTGCCGGTTAGTGAACTCGTTGTTGCCGAGTAGTAGCCAACATACAGGTGTGTCGAATCTCCGGACATGCTTTTGAAAGTACTAACACTGGAACCCGCTTGCGTTTGCCAATCAATCACCACATTTGCACGGTCGTCTTGGTATCCAAGAGTATAATTGTTGTAACCAAAACCTGACCCATTCATGTAATACACAAACAGATGGCATCTGTTATTCGAGTAAGCAAACATCAAATACAAACGTCGATTGACGGAATCCCAGTGAATGCAGGCAGGTTGCGCTGGGGTGTAATAAAGGTAAGGGTTAGCAGTTATCGAAGTACCACTACTATCCAGCGGTTGAAAACTATTCATATTACCATTGGGTTTTCCCGCATCAGTGCCGCTTCCGCCAACCAACTGCGACATAAAAATTTTACATTGGGTGTTGCTATAGCTCACCAGTCCGACAGCAAAATAATTGTTCGCATTAGTGATGGATGATTGATTAGGCGCTGCACATTTGATGTAGGCGCAACCTATCAGATATTGACCGGAGCCAGTTCCGGGCCAGTAACTGTTGGGGAAATTTACAGTGTCTGATGCTATATCCGTCTGATACCAAGTTAAGTTATAAGACGTGTTGTAATTTAATGCCCACGCGCCATCTGATGAGACGCCCAGACCACCAGGGCTATTACCGCCAGACGCAGCCGCTCCTTGATAGTCAGTGCTTCGCGAAAGCGCATTTCCGGCAGCATGTGCGTCAGGGTACGTTGTCGTGTCCAACGACCTAGCGCCTTTTTTCAACCAAATAAAGCCTTCGTCATCAGTAAACGTGGCTCCTCGGTCTACAAAGAATCGGTACTCATTAATCTTAGCGCCACCACCGCCGCCGCCACCTAAAGTAATAGCCATTTTTAAAGTTCCTTCCAGCCGATGGTTGAATCGACGTAAACCAATGTGGCAGCAGCGTCCGCTGCAAGCTCACCGTTGTCCGCCGTGCTGTTTATATTTGATGAGTTTCGAGCGACAGTAACTGTGCCGGTTCCCGCGTTTTTGATGAATACGACGTTGCCAACGCTCGGACTTGCAGGCAGCGTGATCGTCACCGCACTGCTTGAGTTGACGATTAGCTGATCTTTGCTGACGGCGGTGTACGCGGATGTCTTGATCGCAAAGTCGTTAAACGCTCCCCCGCCGATCTCGCCCCAAGCACTTGAATATCCTTCAAAGGAACCTGATGTCGTGTTGTATCTGAATGAACCGGCAGACGGGCTACCGGGTCTTTGACCCGTGGTGCCCGCTGGCACCTCTAGTGATGTAGTCGCGTTCAGATCAGAAAACGATCCGGCTGCTTGAGTGGTGCCACCAACAGCGACGTTGTTGATCGTGCCGCCTGAAATGGTGCTGTTGTTGCTGACGAACGTATTAAGAGTCGCTGTACCGCTTGCCGACAGTGTCGTTGCTGCAACCGACGTTCCACTAATCGCGCCACCTGTAATTGCTACCGCCGACGCCCATGTTGCAGATGTCGCGCTGCCGTAGACCTCTACGTCGATGATGTCAGCAGTAGTCGCACCAGCGGTCAGCGTAATCGTGTTGTTTGCTGCGCTTACTGTGTAGTCAGTGCCTTGAACGAGCCTGACGCCGTTCATGTAGACATTTACCAAGCCGCTCTGGTTAATTATTAACGTGTTGCTGGAGTTGTCCGCGCCAGAGAAAACGGTCTGACCAGCAGTCGGCGTGTACTGAAAGTTAGTCTTCACACCCTCCACGGTTGATGCGTCGATTACATCAGTGAGGAGCGCAGCGGTCATACGAAGCTCGACTCTGTCGCCATTAACAAACGATTGTGCAGTCGTGTTGTCTTGCGCTCGAATAATCGTAAACGTGTTAGTTGACAGCGCTGTCGCTTTTACAACCTCAATACCAGTGCCAGTCGCTTGCTGGAGTGTCAGATAGCAATAATCATCTGCTCCAGAAAGAGACGGAAACGTGGAAGCGTCCGCCACCGTCAAACTGGTTACAGATGTATTAATGCCTGTTGCAACAGTAGTCGAAGCGTTGTTAGTAAACTTGACTGTCATCGTAGTGTCCTACTGCTTAGCTTTCCCTACATTTAGGGCAATAGCCTCAATAACCGGATAAAGATATTTTGCTAAGAAAGCATCGTCTTTAGGTGTAGGCGTGACAGCGCAAACTGCAGATGCAACTACAGATAGGGTTGTCAGTGTTGTTATGACATCAAAAATACTCACGATGCGGTTACCGCCCAAGTGACACTCATTGAGTCTGTACTCTGCTTATTTACGACTGGAAATACCGTCCGACAAAGCATCGTGCCGCTTGAGCTTGCATTGAGGATTGCAGCTTCCGTCAGAGCCGCTGTGCCCACGCCTGCTCCAAACGTCGCAACGTAAGTAACGTCTGCTCCTGAAACCGTCGTTGAGGTCAACGCAATCCGCGCAGCCTCGCTACCAAGCGCAGTATCGCCAGCAGCGGCAGCAGTACTGCCAGTTCCGACAGCCATGTGGCTCATTGCTGTAGCGCTCGCATCTTTCATGCGCGAAGCCACATATCCTTTGCCCGTTGTTACGACTAAGTTGTCTACTACTTGAACGACCTCGTCATTTATTGCGATGGTCAATCGACCTTTCATCGCGAGTGGTGAATTAAAATCCATAGTCTTGCTTCCTACTGATTGAATGGTGCTGAGTTGAGGGAGGCGGCATTCATCGCCGCGTTGGAGAAAATTACGATATTGATGTTCTCAGTGACGCTCACTGCGTCCGTCACGCCCTTTCCAAAAACAAACGAGTCGATAGATTCAGAGAGGGAGAAAGAGTCTGATGCTGATTTACCGAAGCCAAAGGCTTGAGCGTCTGCAAAACTGAAAACGTTAGTCTTCTCTGTTCCGATTGCCTCTGCGCTTGCCGTATCGTCGAGAGAAAATGCGTCTGAAAAGGCCCTGTTAAAAACAACTGTGCGAGATAGTGACTCCGACAAATTGATCTGATCAGTTAGACCCTTACCAAAGTCGAGAACGTCTGCATCGCTGAGTGCGTAGCTGTCGGACTTACTAAGCGCAACGCCCTTAGCGTCCGCTTCATTTAACTGGTACTGATCTGCAAGTGCTGTCGATACCGCATTCACAGGCGTATCGACAAAGTTGACCGAGTCGCTAAACGCTCTAAGTATTGTTAAGACAACATTGATGCTTTCGGTAATGGTAACCGCATCCGATTTGGCCGTAGCAAAACCGATCTGCGAAATTGCATCGCTCAGTATGAGTGTATCCGCTGGGTTCTTGCCGAAACCGAATGTTGGCAAATCGGCAAAACTGAACTGATCATAGAACCATTTATTCTTTGGATCTGGATCGAGCACAACCTCTGCTGCTAATAACGTTACAGCCAGCACAGACTGAACATCCGTTATCGAAATATCTGAACGGACATCGGTGGTAGTAATGATCGCCTTAGAAACCATCAGTCGAAGTCATCCCTGACCTTAAACTTGATAAGGTCAAAAACAGTCTGCACAGAATTATCTGAATGCGTAATCTCAATCTCGCCTTCGTAAGTCCCGGCGGCGCTAAAAGTAGTGGCCGAAAAATTTGTGGTGCAGGTTCCAGCAGCACCGTTTGTCACAGAGAAAGTCCGAGTGTCGGCAATTGCAGTCCCACCCAGTTCGCGTAAGCGCAGTCGCACTGTGGCACCCGTGATATCAATCGGTGCCCACGTTGCGCTGTTTTCGGGATCGAGCGAAGTTCCAGAAGCCGCTGTGTTCCTGTCTCTTAGAGTCAGGTCCAGAGCAGGCAACATATCGCCCACCACATAGTTAAGAGTTTCTGAATACGCCATAGTTCACCATTCTAAGTTAGTAAAGCTAACTCCTGCAATTAAACGTTTTCCCAAGCCTTACCTAAAAACAAAAGGGATTCTGCCTCGCGGCGTCTTACCAGCCCGTCAAGAACTTGACCCGAGGCTTTGTTCC